AACGTGACGCGTAAAGTCACGTTCAAGCAGCTGGCAGAAGAGCCAACCCCCGCCGCTCGCGCAGCTCTGCCCGACGACGGCAAAGAGGAGTTGGCGGCGCAAGACGCAGCTCGTGAGTCCGAGCGCGAAATGGCCAGCAACATTGAAGTCTCGGCCGCGGCTGGTTCCGAACCCGCACGCGAGCTCTCTCGAGGCACCAACCTCAGTCGCGTGGTCGAGCTCATCGTCCGCGAACGTGGAGGCGCGCGCGTAGACAAAGCCATCGGCGCGTTGCCAGCCAGCGAGCAAGCTGCATTCCACGGACTCAGGGCTGTCATTGAGCGTGAAGCTTCAACGGCTTCCACCAAGCTACCTTCAGGTCAGCTCGCCACGCTTGAGGGGTTCACCGGAGCCGTAGTGCACATCGCGGCTCAGATGGCCGCCAGCGGACGCGTCTTGAGGCACGGCGAGCTCGAACCGGCGGCGGTGATCGAGCCATTGGCTCAATCGCTTCCGGCCACGACGGTGCGCGTGGTGCCCGCGTCAGTGAAGCGGCTGCCGATCCACGCTTTGCAAGCCGCCGTGCGCGCATCAATCGCGCCCCTGGTGCAATCACCAGCGTACGACGCGGCATACAAGACGGCCGCTGCTAGCCTGAAAGCAGCGCCGACGTCGATCGCGTCAAACCTCCTAAGCACAATCCACGGATCCGACGTGGACTATGCTTCACACAAGCAACTCGGCGTCGTGATTCACGCAGAGCCCAACAGTGAAGCGGCAATCGCATACTACGCCTCGGTGCCGACCGCCGCGATGCCCGGTAGCGTGCTGGAGTGGCGCCGCGACTGGGAAACCCGCTTCGGCTACAACCCGCGTTCATCAACGCTACTGACCGCCGCCCTGGTCAACAGAGAATGGGGTGTCAAAATCTTGGCTCTGCCACACGCTCCGACAGTGGACGTAGTTGGCGCAGCCCGCAAGTAATGCACGCGCGTGAGATCCAAGCCGCGGTCAACACCTTAGAGGAGACGTGCCGCGGCTCGAGCCTGCTGGTGTCTAGCGTGCTCCGTCAACCGATAATGGAGTACGAGCGTATCACGAGCAGTCAGCTCCCATCGGCCAGCTATAAGTACACACACAATGATAGCATGTTTATTAGTTTACTCGGCGCGCTGAAGAGCGTGCCAATACGGCAGTGCGCCGTCGATACATCACTAGCGCAACGGTTCTTTGCGTTGTTCGTGAAAACGCGAGCCGCTGAGCACCGCGTGGCTAAACGCGCGGACCCCAAGTGGTCATACCACAACGCTGGCTTCGTACAAGACTTGTTACGCAGCGACAGAACGGAGTCATGGCACTCCGATCAATTCAAGCGCTGGCCGCAAAACCAGCCACTGTGCGTGTTGGACGCGCAGACAGTTGAAGTGCTGCGCAGCGACATCTCCAGTGCCAACTTCAAATCGACGAACTGGTGGCCGAGCAAGCCTAAGACTGCGAGCGTCACGAAGTGCAATTTGTTCTTCGACGACGTTCTAGCTTCTTTGAAGAAGCACAACCCCAACTACGCGGCTTACATTATGTCGCAAGCTCCGGGGTTGATAGGCCTGACGGCCGACCAACTGGTGTGTTACAC